CCTTAGCGGGGTCCTACTAGCGAAAATTGCCTTCGCCGGCGGACTAAATATCATGAGCGCCCCCACAGTGCACTAGGTGCTTTAGGGAGACTGTCGTTGTGGCCGTCCAGGTTGCCGCCTGGCCGACCCACACCCCGTTCTCTCACCGCCGTTGTGCCCATCCCGAAAAGGGAAGACATATTGTTGGGTGGTGGGTTAGGGTGGGTACAGATGGGACTAAAAGTCCCTGCGTTTACAAGCAGATGGTGTTGCTGCGTGTAGTGACTATCTTGGCCGAAACTGGCTAGTTCCCGAATGTCGAGCAAAGCTCTGCACCAATATGGTGCCCTTAAGACATTTGTGAAAACTGTTGCAGTTTGCGACCGCGGTTTGAGCGATTGGAATTTGGTCCTGATGGCGCTCCGAAGTTCTGGAGTGCCGGTTTTCCCTTCTGGGTTTGTCTGCGCCGGGCGGCGTCTTGGATGATCTGTATAGCGGGTTTGGCACCCCGGGCTACAGTCGTGACGCCACGGATCGCAGCAGGCAGATTTCTGGCCTGCTGGACAGCGCCGAGACCATGCATGATCATCTGCGCTGCACTGACAAGAGGGAAAGCCCCAGGAATGACGTTCTTCGCAATCCCGGCAATGGTTTGAAACCACTTGCCGAGATCGTTCCACCCCTGTGGACAACCTGGCGGGAGATGATTCGCGATCAGATTGTATAGGAGCAGAGCGTTAGGGTCAAAGCTTGCACTAGGTGAAGCTAAGGCCAGGAATGTGGGCTTGTTGGCAGCCGGAAGTCGCTCCAGGCCGACCCGCCACGTCACGAACAGAGTTGTCTGCGGAGAAAGCCCAGTGAGATAGGCTCCCGCAGTGCTCATGCGCGAGAAGTGTGAGGCGGGTGCGGCGTTGTACCCCGATTTCGTGCCGTTGACATCTGGACCGGTAATGGTCGGCCATGAATTGCCGATCAAACCTGGGCTAACGAAGCTCCCAATTTCGTTTTGGGTAACTCCTTGGTTGTAGCCCGAGTCCGTTCCAGCTGTCATCTGGTTCTGCTGCACGACGTAATTCCGCATAGTTGCTCCTTGGAAAGGGTTGTCACCCTGAAACTTCGAAGTACAATAGCAGCCGTCTTGGGCAGCCCAGGTGTGTGCCCCTGGCATGATCTTCGCTTCCGCAATGGTATTTGGCGGGCAGCGAAAGGTGTTGGTCGCAATCGAGTTAGAACCAACCGCCATGGCCGTTCCGGTGTCCACATTGTTATATGGGCCGGTGACCTGGCTGGTCTCGAATGAGTGTCCGTATTCATAAACAGTGCATGCGCCCTGCTTGTAAATCTGGGCCGTAGTGTTGACGACCTCAAATCCTGAGTAGACAATGCGGTACACACCTAAGTCGGTGTCATCAAACTCGAGATAGTTGTCGAGAGTGATGTTCTGTACTGCATACCCTCCTCCAGCCGTAGAGGGCATGTGCCCTGGCGTGAAGGTCATGTCTCCACCGTTGGGGAGACCTGCTGGTACCGAATTAATGACCAGTCCATCTAGGCGGGATGTAACCGCAAGCCCCGCGGAGCCGCCGCCGACGGTTGCTAACCAACCGGCGGGCCTCGGGGGGGTGCTGTTATCGCCCTGAGGGAGCACCCTCGCTGCACCGTTATAACCCACGACGCTGGTCGCCCCCGCAGTGAGGACGCCATTGGGCTTAGCCCAGTCAATGGGCGACAGTGCAATGTGACAATCCCAGTTCGTACCGGGGGCTAGGCCGGTAGGGGCTGAGATCTCTGCTGCTTGACGTACCTTGACGATCACGGTGGGTTCCGTGTTCACATCCGGATAGCCCTTAAGGCTATCCAGCTGAAGATCGTGAAAGGGGTCAAGAGCGAACTTGAGCCAATCACACCCCTCGTCAGTGATTTGACGAGAGGCGCAAAGGCCGCGCATTGGGTCTTTCGACCGAACGGCGGTCATTAGCTGTTGAGGAGTCACAGAAGGTTCTGACATTCTCGGAAATTAGTGGTTGTTTGTGGCAGGAGTTTACCTGAACTCTGAGGTTCTTGTGCCGGCAAGCACTCTGATTTGGCGGGTGTTAGGAATCCGGTGTGCCACGCACACCGTCACCAGTTTTCTCTCTGAAGACAATTCGGAGAGTTCAGCACCCGGTTCTGGACGCTTACGGACCTGAGCTGCTGGGGTCATGCTCCTCTTCCACCGCTCCAAGTTCTAGAGGGAAGGCGATGGAATGGAGCATGCCTGGTGTCCAGACAGTTTCTGCAGGCGTAGCGTCCGTCGACTCGACGGAGGACGAAGGCTGGCTTGAGCCAAGTGATGCAAACCAGTTAGATACATCTTGAGCGGCCGGCAAGTCCTTGAAGTCCTGCATTCGTGGGTCTTCACCCCTCGTGGAGGTTGACCAAGCGGGTACTCTGGCTATGCCGGGCGGGTCAGCTTTTGAAAGCATGCCCAACGGATCCTCCTGTGTTTCGCTCACCAGCTTAGCTGGAAGCATACAAGATTGGATCCCACTCCACGTTGATTGCGAGCTCAGGACAGCATCGAAATCGATCAGCTCACCGCTGGACATACCATAGTCCGCGGCAACAATCGAATACTGCTCTTCCTGAGCGCCCTCGTCCCATGGGAACGGACCGTTTGAGACCTTGTAGTAAAGGTCACGGTCGTGCTCGAAAAGTTCCTCGAGCTGGGCTTCAGTCATCTGATTCACAAGGTCAACGCCGTACATCTTAGCAGTGGCGGTTAAATATGCGCCGACAATCGGGGTGTTGCGGTCCGCCATCCAATAGCCGCGAAGCTTTAGAATGTAGCGGTCTCGATCCCGGTTTACTGCAATCGATATCTTATCGACAGCCTTCTCTACCTTGCAAAAGGAAGAGCGGGTGCGAAGGGGGCAGGGGTAGATACGGCTTAGGTATTCTACGGGCTCCTCCTTTAATGCCGAACTGGTCTCGAGCTTGCGGGTAAACCCGTCTTGCCGATCCACGTATCGCATCGCACACTCGTATAGCCTGTCACTCACATAGGGGGTGCCAGGGTCGAGTCCGTCGTCTCCGAACTTCGGGCCGATCCAGGTGTAGACAACGTCTATGGCGTACAGCTTCTTTCCTGCTGGGCCAAGGATCTTGTTTAGGTCCCATTTGTCCTGAATCTTGCGCAAGTGTTTTAGAAAGGTCCGGTGGAGAAGGTTCGGGAATGGCCTGGCCTCCGACTCGCCATTGGCGTCATCGAGAGACCGGATATACTCCCCGGCAACCAACTCGCCAGAATCTTCCATCGAGCGAAACACAAGTGCAACCATCGCCGTCTCTAGTTCCCGTTCAGCGAAAACGGTGGTGTTGAGAACGGTAGTGATGCCGGTGCCACTAGCGTTCTTCCATCCAGAAGACAGTACCTTCGGACCAACTTGGAGAGGCATGTTGAAGCAGCTGTTGTAGATACGTAGCGCTTCTGCCTTGCAGCTATCGGCAAAGAAATACTCGATTAGCTTGATGTTGATCCGGTTCGAATGTTCGCAGTGGCTCTCGTCGGCGCCGGTGTAATCGACACTCCTGAGACCGCCACCTTGATAGTAGAGTTCGTGTTTAGAGCTGGTGTTATAGCAATCTTCCACAGCCTGGCCGAGCTCGCTAGGGCTCGAACCAGGGTTGTAGAAACCACACTTCTTAAGAACGAGCTCAAGTGTCTTCCCGAGTTGCCCGGACTCCTCAGAGATCCTGTGCTCAGGGTTTTGGACACCACGAGGGCATGCACCGACCTTGTGGCCGGCCTCAATCTTGTTCTCTACCCGTCCAAGCTCTTCTTTAGAAGGGCCCATGCCATCTGTGACCTGGCGCTCCTTCTGGACGCGGCGTGTTCGCGCATCACGGACATCATTGATGTCGATGAGTTGTACGCTGCCTTTCTTCATACCGCTGTCACGAGCTACTGACTCTATGAAGCGGGTGAGGACTACGTCTGAGATCTTGGACCATTCCTCAGTCGGCACGGTGTCGTTCTTCATGCCGATGAGTTTCTCTTGCTTGTAGGCTTCCATGCCACCTGCATCCTTTGCGAGCGTCCCTGGGTTGTTGAGGGTGATCTTAGGAGCAGCCATGACGGCCTTAGCGGTTGGGGATTCTTCTGGGGCCTCCTTCTCTTTTAGAGCCCAGTGTGATCCTGGCTTCGGGGCCTTGCTGCCATAATAGACAACGTTCGGCAAGTCCCCCCAATACGCGACAGTACGTAACAGCTCGCAATATGCGGCTGCACCCGGCACATCGAGCTGTTCCTGCTCGACAGCGAACAGCTCTAAACGTTTCACCACCTCGTTCGCTGTCAGTCCACGTCCGCCGTGGGCATTCAGGTACTTAAGATAGTTGTAGACGTCGACGTGCATGGTAGTACTGGATTTGGGTCCCGGGGCATCCATATACTTGATGGAAACCGTTGGAACGCCCGGAGTGCCGTTGGACATGATGAGGACATCTTTGGTGTGCGGCCTCTTGGGGTCGCGAGGCACCAATGTCACATTCTTGCACGGTCCGGGGGTGCGGATACCTGTGGATCCGAGATCATGCCCCTTGGTCCACTTGGTCATCTTGTTGACCAGAGCGTAGGGCAGGTTCACGGTCTGTGTGGCAGCCATGAAGACGACCTGCTTGAGCAAGTCGGGCTGCGGGTACCGCAGGACGTTGTATACAGTGAAAGCTGATTTGTCGAGGTTTTCCACGTACACCACGTCGCTAGACGTGAAGTCCCAGGCAATCTGATTCTTGTAGATAGCAGTTACCTTTTCCTTGCCGATGATCTCCACGAAGGTGTTGGGGGAGTCGGCGTAATACACACTCTCGCATGTTTCCCCCGCGAGATCGGAGTATAACGATGCCCAAATGATCATGTCCCGACCAGAGTGCGCGGCCAACGATGTCTCGTAGGCCAGGCAGTCGATCAGGGTGTCGATGACCTTGGTTCCACAGGGAATGTCCGTGGGTTGTGGTGTGGCGGAGTGGCCCAAGTCTTTCAACTGGTGAAAGGGCCTTTCTCCGAAAGCACCTTTATCACGCTGACTCGATGAGATGCAGGGGTCGTGCTGCAATGCGTCAAGGGTCTTGGCCAGCCTGCGAAGGCCAGATATCGTGAGGTGCCGTGCCGCGGCCAGATAGGGATGGGTGTTCGAAGTCTTGTCAGAGTCGGGCATCTTCGATAAAATCTCAGACTCTGTTGGGATCTTGTAGTTCCTGGCGGCGGTTTGGAAACGAGTCTTGGAATCAGCGGTGATGGCAGCGGCCTTAACCGTACCATCGT